GGGAGCTAACTGAAAGGCTGACTTTAACAGAGTTACATTCAGAACTGGGGCTTTTCATCCAGTATGCCGTTTCGAACCTTGTTTTACTGTGTTACTTCAGTGGTACAAGTCAGCTTTTTTTGCTGTGTCACATTATTAGCACGATTTAAAAAAGTAGGTCAAGTAAATAATTTCTTGACTGGTCAACTATTTAAAATCCCTCATATACCTATCAACTCAGAGGCTAGGATTATTGGATATAAAAAGCCTCTCATATATAGAACGCATAACCAGTGTATTTTCTTGGATAAAACGTCAAAAAAATAAATAGGAAGTGCCGACCAGTCAGATGCTAGAATACAGTGAACAAATCGAGAACATTGATTTTTATGATATAACATAGCCAAAATAAGTTTTGCCCCTCTCAGAGGCTTTAAAACGCGATTAAAGGCATGTTTAAATCTAGACCAGTCAGGAGCTGATATGACCAAAGAAAAAGACGCATTGACCATGAAACAAAGAGCCTTCGTTACTGCCTATTGCCTAGGACAGCCAGACTGCCCAGAGGCAAAAGGTGTAGCAAGTAGAGCATATAAAATCGCCTATCAATGCGAGAACATGAAGGAGAGCAGTATTTATGTTGAGGCTTGCCGTCTTACAGATCCAGATATTTCCCCTAAGATTGCCCAAGCGATCAAAGAGGAAAACGAGAGATTACTGGTGAAACATAACTTGTCAGCTCAAAGCCTCAGAGAGAAAATTTGTGAAGGACTTCTTAGGGAAACTCAGCTTGGCAGTGATGCCTCCAGAGTTAGGTCATGGGAATTACTGGGAAAAATGTCTGGAGTTAATTTCTTCGATGCAGATAAAGTTGAGACTAGTCAAAAGCTGACCATTGAAAGTTCAGAGGAAGAATTAATGGAGAGTATCGCATCAGCTATAAATGATCCCAGAGTTACTGCATTGTTTAATAATAAAAAATCAGAGAATTAAATCTCCTAATGTAGGAGACTATTTTTTTTAAATTAGAACATATCGTGAACAAAATAAACTAAATTGGTACTGATTCATTTTTAAAACACTGGGGGGACTTAGTTTGTAACTGGTTTCGCCTATTATGACCCCGACCCCCCCTTTGTGCGTGTGCGATCTGTCGTACTATGTACAGTATTACAGCCTCACAATTCCCAAAAATCCACAGTCTAGTGCCCTTTATGAGTCTCCTGACCCCCTAAATAATTGAATTTGTTGTAACTTCCCTAGCCCAGAAAAAATATTGCAAAAATTTTGACAAACCTGTTGACTTAAACCCTAGAAAAATGCACAAATCAAGAACACCCACAAGGTGGCTAATAAGGAAAGCTACGATGATCCCCCTTCTCCTCTATGGCATCGTAGTTTTCCCTAACTTATTCTAAGGTAAGTTGTTGTGAAAAAAAACATGACCAAAAAAGGCTGTTACATTGACGAAGAAGGCTATTTTAAATGGGATGATGACATCATGGCGAAGTGGTTTAGTAACGCTATGAAGGAAATAGAGAGGACTGAACCTGAAATGGAACAAATACCCTACATGGTTTTCCTTATGGGCTGTGAGGCGGCTCTCAGGCTTGAAGAAGTGGATACGTTGCACTGATGCCCAGACCTAGAACTATATGTGAACCGACAAGATCGTATAACTTGCTCATACCAGCATCAGATCTTGACACTGTTTACACACTTTCAGTGAAACAAACAAAGGAGACTGGCAGACATGTCACGATGGCGGAAGTCATCAGGAAGGCGGTACGACTATATCTCGCCAGAAATACTAAAAAAGAAAAGCTGTAGCGATTGTGGGTCTGAAAAATGGGCTTGCTTCTCTGATGACGGCGGTAAAACATGGTATTGTTGGGGGCATAGAAAGGGTGCAACACCTGAAGAGAGAAAAAAGGAAGATGACAAACAAAAGAAACCATACATTAAAGGACAAATCTTTAGAGCAAACGTCCAACGAAAAAGACACGGCAGGGCATATAACCCTCCGTCCAGTGAATTTGACTGGTTCTTCGATTGACATGGTAAACAGTCCACCACACTACGCATCTTCAAAGATAGAGTGCATAGATGCAATGGAAGCCATGACCAGTCAGAACCGAAAGTATATAAACGTTCTTAACGGACACCAGATGTACTGCTGGCAAGTTATCTTCAAGTACATATGGCGTTTCCCTTTTAAGAATAATGCCGTTGAAGACCTCAAAAAGGCACAATACTACCTACAAAGGCTGATAAATTCGCTTGAAATTAAAAAATAGCAATAAATATAAACATTGAACCACTAAACAGGGTAATATGTAAGTATAAAGGAGATTTCTTTATGGTTTTAACATTTTAAATGACAACGATACAGGAAGTACTATCTAATTTAGATAAGTTACCTGACGAACATAGAGCAAAGATATCAAGTGCCCTTTCTCGTTGGCAGGAATCAAAAAACATAGAGAACTCCAAGACAACGTTTCTATCATTTGTCAAACAGGTTTGGCCCCCGTTCATCGAAGGACCTCATCACAGGATAATGGCAGAAAAGTTTCAAGCCGTTGCTGAGGGTAAGCTCAAAAGAATTATAATCAACATCGCTCCGAGACATGGAAAGAGCGAATTGACATCTTGGTTGTTACCAGCTTGGCTTTTGGGACAAAACCCTTCAAGAAAGGTTATAGCAGCAACGCATACAACAGAATTTTCACAAAGGTTTGGTCGTAAGGTAAGAAACCTCATCGACTCAGAACCTTATAAAGACGTATTTCCAACGGTTTCATTAAGAGCGGACTCAAAAGCCGCTGGACGTTGGGACACAAACGGCGGAGGCGAATATTTTGCCTGTGGCGTGGGAGCGGCGATGACAGGTCGTGGTGCTGATTTACTTATAATTGATGACCCTCATTCAGAGACTGCGGGCATCAATCCAACACCAGAATACTATGACGGCATCTTTGACTGGTATTCGTCAGGTCCACGACAACGTTTGCAACCAAAAGGTGCAATCATCGTTGTAATGACTAGATGGTCTGAGATGGACTTAACTGCAAGGTTAGTCCAGTCCTCAAGAACAAAAAGAGGTTCAGATCAGTGGGAAGTAATAGAACTACCTGCAATGTACGAAGATGGTAACCCTCTTTGGCCCGAATTTTGGCCCAAAGAGGAATTAGACGCATTAAAAGCAGAGCTTCCCGTTGGAAAGTGGTTGGCACAATACCAACAAACACCAACAGCAGAAGAGGGTGCTCTTATAAAAAGAGAGCATTGGAAAGAGTGGACAAAGTTAGAACCACCGATTTGTGACTTTGTAATACAAACAGTTGACACTGCACACACGAAGAACGCAAGGTCAGACTTTTCTGCGATAACAACATGGGGGGTTTTTACAAATGCTGGTGAAGGTGGCGAAGAAGTATCTAATATTATTTTACTCGATAGTTACAATGCAAAGTTGGAGTTTCCAGAACTTAAACAGAAAACGCTCGAACTTTATAGGCAGTATGAACCCGATAGCTTTCTTATCGAGGCTAAAGCAGCAGGTTTACCTCTTATACAAGAGTTGCGTTCATCTGGTATTCCAGTCACTGATTACACTCCTTCTAGGGGTCAAGATAAGCTTTCAAGGGTTAATTCAGTATCCGATATCTTTGCTTCGGGGCTTGTATGGTATCCTCCTGAAAGGTGGGCAGAAGAAGTAGTTGAGCAATGTGCATCGTTCCCAAACGGACAGCATGATGACTTGGTTGACTGTACAACGTTAGCGTTAATGAGATTTAGACAAGGTGGGTTTATAAGGTTGCCATCAGACTACGAGGAGACGGAAGCACCGTGGTATGAACGAAATAAGAAAGAGTATTATTAAAATTCTGGAGGGGACAATTTCTTATATTCCACACAAGCCGTATAAAGCAACGATTATTAAACCTAAAGACTTAACAAAATATTCAAAGAGAGCAAATGGCAGTACCAAATCAAATAGAAAAGGCTTTAAGTCAGCAGATCCTGTCGGAACAGGATCAACCAGAAGCTGACCAGTCAGAAGTCAAAATAGGCGTTGTTAATCCTGAAGCTGTGATGATAGAGACAGAAGATGGCGGCGTGGAGTTTGATTTTTCTAAGGAAGAAAGCCAACCAACTTCAGAAAATCTAGCTGAAGATATGGATGACGATGATTTGGACGAACTTGCTTCTGAGCTTGTGGGTGCTTATGAAGACGACAGGACATCGAGACAGGAATGGGAGGATACCTATACAGATGGACTAGAACTACTGGGTATAAGGAACGAAATTAGAACACAGCCGTTTGATGGAGCATCTGGAGTTAATCATCCAATTCTTTCAGAAGCTGTTGTAAGGTTCGTATCCCAGTCTATAATGGAAATATTTCCAGCATCAGGACCAGTCAAAACTAAGGTTGTTGGTGAACATACAGAGGATAAGTCTAGTCAGGCAGGTCGTGTAGAAGATTACATGAATTATCTTTTGACCGTTGCAATGCCTGAGTATAGAACAGAAACAGAACAGCTTTTGTTTCAATTAGCTCTTGCAGGCTCTGCATTTAGGAAGGTTTACTTTGATCCGTACCTAAAAAGACCAGCAAGCGTGTTTGTTCCAGCAGAGGATTTTGTTGTATCTTACTCAACGACAGATCTTATGTCATCACCTAGATATACGCATGTGATGCAGAAGACTGAAAATTTTGTGAGAAAGATGCAGATCAATGGCTTTTACAAAGACGTAGAGCTTTCTCAAACATCATCGGGGGATTCAGGAGATGTCCAAACAAAATATGACGAACTTACTGGCGTTACTGAGGTCAACGATAACGATCTCAGAACAATACTCGAAATCCATGCGGAGCTTGAACTTACAGGATTCGAGGACAAAGATGAGCAAGGAGAAGATACAGGTGTTGCATTACCCTACGTTGTCACAATCGACAAAGACAGCAATACCGTCCTTTCAATACGGCGTAACTACCAAGATGATGAACTAAAAACACCAACACAGTTTTTTGTACATTACAAGTTTCAACCGGGTTTAGGTTATTATGGATTTGGATTGATTCATCTTATAGGATCAATTGCAAAAAGCTCAACTTCCATTCTAAGGCAGTTGATTGATGCTGGCACTTTAGCTAATCTACCTGCTGGATTTAAAGCAAGGGGGCTTAGGATTAAAGGAGATGACACTCCAATAGCACCGGGTGAATTTAGAGATCTCGACCTTCCAAGTGGAGCTATTAGAGACAACATAATGCCGTTGCCGTTTAAAGAGCCATCACAAACTTTGGCTAGTTTACTGGGCGTTCTCGTACAAGAAGGAAGGCGTTTCGCATCAATCGCTGACTTGCAGATCGGCGAAGGCAACCAAGAAGCTCCCGTAGGGACAACTCTTGCGTTGATAGAAAGAAGCATGAAGGTCATGAGTGCCATACATGCTCGCTTACATAGCTCGCTTCGCCGAGAGCTTTCGTTGCTATCAGATGTAATATCTACTGGTGTAACAGAATACCCATACGAGACAGATGGCAACCCAAGTCAAGATTTTGATAAAAAGGTCGATATTATACCTGTTTCTGACCCAAATGCCACCTCTTTTGCACAAAGAATGATGCAACAACAAGCGGCAATGCAAGTTGCAAGTCAAGCACCACAGATGTATGACATGCGTGAAATGCACAGAAGATTCCTAGAAACGGCTGGAATACAGGATATTGACAAGGTTTTACCAGATAAAGGGGACATTCCTGCCTACGATCCTATATCTGAGAACGCAAGAATGATGAGTGGCGGACCAGTCAAGGCATACTCATACCAAGACCATGACGCACATATATCGGCACACATGAGCTTAATGCAGAACCCACAGCTCATGCAGAATCCAAATGCAAAAATGATTCAGCCGTTAATATCTTCACATATAAGTGAACATATGGCTCACAAGTATAGAAACGAAGCAGAACAGTTGATGGGTACTCAGTTACCGCCTCTGGATATTAAAGACGGAAAAGGATTGTCAGAAGAGGAGGAGCAGGGTATTGCGACACAAGCGGCTCAAGCTGCAGCACAGATTACAGGTAAGGCACAACAACAAGCCGTTCTTGAACAGCAAATGCAAGCGGCTCAAGATCCAGTTGTTCAGCAACAGCAGGCTGAGTTACAGCTTAAGCAAGCTGAACTACAACAAGAGGCACAGGAAGCTCAATTGGAAGCTCAGACAGATTTACAGAAGACACAAATGAGAAACGATCTGGAAAGAGAAAGGCTAAGACAACAAAAAGAATTAGCCGAAGACAAGCTTGCTGTTGAAATAATGAAAGTCAAAAAATGACACCAGAACATGCATTTGCCGAAGAGCTAAGAAAAAAACTTAGAACTCTTATGAATGACCTAACAGATCAGGTAGCACTAGGATCTGCAACAAGTTTTGAACAGTATCAACGTATGGTTGGACAAATAGAAGGTCTTGCCATCGCAGAGCGTGAGTTGCTTACTCTCGCTAGTAATACAGACGAAGAGGAAGATTAATCGTCTGCGGTTAGCCACCACAAACAAGGAGAAATAAATGACTACGGTTTACTCTACCGCTGAGGTAGTGATCCCAAAGGATTACCCTCAACCAACTGGTTATCGCATACTTATAGTTATGCCAAAGGTTGATGAAAAAACAAAAGGGGGCGTTCTTCTCCCCACAGATATGAAGAACAGGGAAGACGTTGCTTCCATCATAGGAAAGGTTGTCGAAGTAGGATCGGATGCTTATCCAGCAAATGACTCTAAGTTTGAATACGGACCTTGGTGCAAAGCAGGTGACTGGGTAATGTTATCTAAATACTCTGGACACCGATTTGAATGCGATGGTGCTGAAATGAGAATAGTTAATGACGATGCTGTAATAGCTATCGTTTCAGACCCAACTAAAATTGCGAGGGCTACAGCATGACCGAAGAAAAAGAAATCATTGAAAATGACAATGTAGAAGTAGACCTCGAAGATGTTAAGACTTCAGAGGAAGCCGTAAAGGAAGAAAAAGAAGACACAACTCCGTCTTCATACGAACCTGAGCCAGCTCCTGTTGAAGAGCCTGTTGAAGAGCCTGTCGAAGAAGAACAGGAAAAACCTAAAAGTACTAAGTTTCAAAAAAGAATAAATGACTTAACTTTTGAGAGACGAGAAGCAGAACGTCAAAGAGACGAGTACTACAAGGTTGCTCAACAAGCCGTTGAAGAGAATAAAAACCTTCGTGAGCAAGCTAAAAATTTTAGCGAGATTGGCACAAAGGAGATGGAAGGTCACATAAAAAGTCAGATCGAATCATCTCAAGAAGCCTACAGAAGAGCTTATGAAGAAGGCGATGCCGATAAAATCATTGCCGCACAGCAGAAAATGATTGATGCTTCCACCAGACGCACCGATTTAAATCAGCTAAAACAGTATTCTGACCAGTCAAAAGTACAATCTGATCTTGCCCAGTCAGTACCACCGCCCCCGAATACAAAGGCAGTGGCGTGGGCAGGTAGAAATACTTGGTTTAATAAAGACATGGTTATGACGAATGCAGCTTATACTGTGCACGATGAGATTATAAAAAGCGGAATACAAGGAGATACTGATGAATATTATCAACAATTGGATAATAGAATGATGCAGGAATTTCCTCACAAGTTTGCTTCTGATGAAGTGACCGATCAGAAGCCTACAACAGTGACTAAG